CTACCAGCAAGGATTTCATTGTTCTTCAGTTCTGCAAAATGGTTGTCTTCAAGGAAGTCATAATACAACTTTCCCTTAATTTCTTTCCATTCTGCTTTGGTGATAATACCCTTGAGCAACAACTGCCTTTCAAGAAGGATATTAAACAACTCAGTGAAACGATTACGAAGGCGATTAATGAAGCGAGAGAACTTGAGTTCATCACGAGTAATTTCAGATGAACGACCCAAATTAAACTGTGCTTCAGTTTCCAAACGAGAAATTGGAACATTCAACGCTTCATACAACTTCTTACGGAAGTAATTTACATCATCCAATTCACCAAGATTTTGTCCAGGTGGTAGCGTTGTGATTTCAGTTGACTTACCACCTTCACGGCGAGGCAACCAATAATCTTCAAGCATGGTCATAAACTTGCGATCATCACGGACTTCGCCAGTGTTCGCATCATAGACCAACTTATTCTTGTGCTTAACCATCATATCACGCAGGTATTGTTCTGCCTTTGCCTTTGGCAGATTACCCACATCAATATAGAATACTCTGCGTTCTGGTGCACGAGCCAAACGATAAATGACGGTTGCATCTTCCAGCATACGAAGCTGATTCATTGGCTTCATTGCTTTCTGCAGATGAGAATAGATCAGTGTATTCTTCTCATCAAGAACGCCAGAGTGACAGTATGCAATTGTATCAGGTGCAATCTTAACACCAACATTACCAGCAATCAGACCTCTTGCAGAATAAACAAAATATTCTCTGTATTCTTTAGGCACAAACTGATTTGTGGTCATCTCCGCTTTGATATTGGTGCGCTTTTCTACACGAACCTTTTTAATCTTACGAGGATCAATATAACGCAATTCTTGAATGCCAGCACGAGGATTCGCTGCGTCAATCATAATATGGTAGAACAGACGACCATCCACATACCAATTGCGGAAGATATCGTATGCTTTGTTGTTAAAGTCCAACATCTCAAGAATGTAACCAAACTCATCACGAATCATTTCTTTGATTCGTTCTGGTTGACTTTCGATGTCGTCTAATACAATAGAAACAGGTGGCTCATGTTCGTCAGCCACAATTGCTTCGTTGATAATATCGTCAATTGCTCTTTCGCATTCTGGCTGCTGTGCCATTCTACGGTAGCGAGTGATAAGGGTTGCCTCGTTTTTGACAGTCCCTTCCATGTCGATGGTAGTGCCATAAGCACCACCTTCTGTGACCGCCAACGCACCATCTTCATTTGGTGGAGGCGCAAATGTTTGAACTGTTGGTGGCAGTTCTTCTTCTTTCTTTTTACCGATCTGGTATCCGAAAAGTTGCATTGTTTTATATTCCTATTTCAAAGAAATGGGGGCAGCATATTGTTATTTAGCTGCCCCCATCGAATCACATTTTCACGGATTAGATACCGCCAGCGTTGCCAGTGTTTCCACCAATAACTTCCCAATAGTCAAATGCGAAAGTTACTGAGAATTCCTGGACACCTTCATTTTCCCAACCAAGGTCAATTGTGGATACTTCGGATGGGAAGATACCAACAAACTGATATACACGAAGAATTTCGCCAGTCTTAGCGAATTGTGTTACCTGTGCGTTTGCCTTGTAGAGAGTAGGTGCAGAACCGCCTGCAGTTCTCAGGTTGCCCTGAGCAGAATTGATTGCATGCGACCACTGTTCCATTGCATTACGGATTGCCAAGTCTTCATCATTCATGATGGTGACTGTCCAGTCTGCATAAGTGCGATTTCCTGCTACCTTGATCTGACGACCAAAGTATGGCACAGGAACGACACCCAACGACGACGCTGGGATCTGAGCAGCACGAGCCATGAATGGCACCTGTGCGTCAGCAACGCCGTTGATTGGGTTCGTAATTTGCACTTCGAAGAGCGAACTGCGGGCACCGCCAGCTTTAAGTGCTCCAGCAAATTGATTTACATTAAAAGCCATTGTCGTTCTCCTTTATCCTATTTATTAGCCAAATTGACCGACTACTTCAGAGAACTCAACGCCAGTTCTAACCGCAACAAAATTCAACTGAATGAAGTTGATAGAACGAGCTGGCTTAATGTAGATGTCACCGATAAACTCATTGCGATCAATAACCTCACCAGTATTATTGGTGCTGTCACAAACCACACGGAAATCAGTGATACCTCTGCGTCCCTGCACATCACGCAGGAACGGTTCTACCAGATTGCGGAACTGCGAACGAGTAAACTCGTCGTTGAACTCAAACAGAGTAAACTTGGAAGCAGTACTAATTGCTTTTTCAAGTACAATGAACAGACGACGAACATTGATGCGGTCAAACGCAGAAGGTTTAGCCAACATAGTCTTATCGCCAAACAGTACAGTACCCTGTCCTGGGAAGGTTACAACTGGGTTGATGCCCTTCTTATAGAGTTGATCTCTGTCACCCTTACCTGGATTGTAAGCGAGGCGGATGCTATTCTTAACATTGCCACGATTGAAACCAGCTGGGCTGTACCATGGATCACGAATCTGATCAGTCTGAACCATCAGACCAGCAGTATCACCGTTCAGAGGAACATAACGATAGACATCGTTGTACTTGTCGTACTGATACTTCCAACCAGAATCCATTACTGCGTAAGAGGAACTTGGCAGACTGTCACGGAAGGCGATGATATCATCTCTTTCCTTACCTTCGTATGCATTGTTGTTAACAACATCAGCACGCTCAGGCGACAATACTGCGATACAGTCTTTACGAGACTCAGCAATATTTGTGATCAAGTGAATTGCAAGAGTTGCATCTGCATTCGAACCAAGCAGGAACGATACATCAACATCTTCTGCTGACTTGAATACATTATAGAATGGAATCTTCTGCGCTCCAGTTGGCGTTGTGCCATCCTTACCGCCAGAGAAACTATTCGTAACAGGAAGATCAGTGCCTGGATAATTCGTGCCAAGGTCAGCACGAACACCAGCGTTTGTCATACCACTGTTGTGAGCACCCCACCAGATATATGGTGAGTTCTGATTAATTACTTCTTTGTAGTAATTACCAGCACCCTGTTCTGTGCGACCGTCTACTGCCTGTGACAGACCAGCATAAACTTCAAGAACAGTTCCTTGAACACCAGTGAACAAACCGTCTTCGTCAACAACCGCCACATGGATTTCGTCACCCTGTGAATTTACAGTGTTTGCGTATGTGGTAGTGGTTGGAGCATTGTCGAAGTTGTTGAAGTATTCCCAACGACGAGTAATGTCGGTGGCATAATTCGATACTGTGTTACCAGTATAGTTTGAGTTCAATGTAATGGTGTTGCCAGACAACGCAGCAATCTTGCGGCTCTCGAAATCTGGACCAAGCAGGATCAAGTCGCCAACCACAAACTGTGTTTCAGCGTTTGAAGAACCCTGACCATCACCAGCCAATGTTACAGTCTTGCTGTTCTTAGTGGCATAGTAACTGGTAGATACTGTGGACTGCCATGCATTTGCATTCTGACAAACAGATACTTTCAGCGAGTTACCCAAATCGCCTGGATACTTAGCAACCCAGTTGCCATGACCAGAGATGTTGGTGTACGATTCGTTATAATAATCTTCATTTGTGACATAAGTGCCAGTGCCACCAGAGGTAGCATTGTTAGCACTCGCAACCGCACGACTCACATACAACGCATTGCCATAGGCAAGGAAGTTTGCTGCCGTGAAGAAATCAGTTGCAGTATTTGAGTTTGGCTTACCAAAAATGTTAACGAGTCGATCTTCAGAGTCCACCAACACACGCTGGTTTACTGGACCCCATTTCAGGTGGGCTGCGATGGCACCTTCAGTGGTGCTGACCGCAGGCACGACCGTTGTAAGATCGATTTCGCTTACATTAACGCCTGGGGATACTTGGAAAGGCATTTTTTATCTCCTTCGAATGTAAAGGTCAACTATTTCATTTATTGATATTTATAAAAATGGGGTTTTAGAACCAGCTATTTGTGTTGTAGTTCGTCACCTTCCCATTTGCCATGTCACTATCGCCGCCCCAATCTCCTGCAGACCCAGCATCTTCGTACTCTTCCATGCCATCATTCATAATACCAAATGGAAGCAATTCTTCCATAACTTGCTCTCTTGTTCGTTCTCTGAGCATTGATAGAGTGCTGTTGTCTGTATAATCTCTGAAGAATGGTTGGTTGGATAGCCAAGCGAATAGCACTAGCCCCATTACCAAATCATCATGACATCCTGGCTCTGCTTCGTATGAAACACCTTTTCTTGAAAATGTTGATAATTCATTTATTGTATTGAAGTCATTAACAATCAGCTGGTCTTGTTCCACTAGCAATTTCAGCACAGAACATCCAACCGACTTTACCTGTTTTGTGGTGCGAATTCCTTTGTCAATTGAACTTCCCTTTCTATTGAAACCACCAGAGATCTTTTTACCTAATCTTCCAGCATTTTCAGTGAAAAGGATGTGTTCATATTCATAATCAAAAAGCAACAACGCAGGAATCTGCTCACCAATATCGTTCACTTCAACAAGAACGATAGCATTATTGTATTTTGTGCATGCTCTATATATTACTTCCGTGTATTCAACAGGTGGTGTCAGATTGTCACGGAAGCAACAAACTTGTTTATACGGCATTGTCGTGGCATCAATTATGTGGAATGCGGAGTAATCTAACCCCTTGCCCCTTGACACATCCACGATGCAGAAGTACACATGATCCTTTTGTGGCTCTTCATACATGTACATTCCATTGCCTTCTTGCAACGGACGACGAGCAACCAGTGCTTTTAGTTTGTTGCCTTCAATCAGTGTACCAGAACTGCCCAAGAACTCACATTCGAATTCCTGTGCAAACTTCTGCAGGTCAAAGTCCATTGACGCAAGTGTATCATTCTTCCATTCCTGATCTCTTCCAGGAACTTCATACCACGGAACCTCAACATACTTGTAACCATTGGAACCATCTTTCGCACCTTCACAAGTTTTGTAGAAGTGATTCAAACCGTTTGGTGTGGAAGTGAAAAGAATCTTGGTAGTCTTACCAGATGAAATGGTAGGAAATACTGACGCAAAGAACTCGTCCCAGTTTTCTACGAACGCAGCCTCATCGATATACAGAAATGAAACAGACTTACCACGAATGGCAGAGGATGAGGTTGCTGCAGCGATAATCTTGCAACCGTTTTCAAATTCAACAGAACCCTTGTTCCATTCAATGACCCCCTGCTGAATCCACTTTGGCAGTGCTTCGTATGCAATCTTGATACGATCTAGAATTTCACGAGCAGCATCACCTTTGTTTGCAAGTAGTCCAACAGTCTTGTGATTGTTGAACAGCACATAATGTAGAATAACTGCTACTGCTGTTGTCGTCTTACCTGCCTGTCGACTTGTGACGACCGCAACACGACGATTCTTTGTAATCTTTTCGATAATTTCTTTCTGATATTCATAAAGCTCAATCGGTATGAGTCCATGGTCAACATGAACGATGTTAATGTATTTTTCTGAAAAGTATGTTGGATCCTTGGCACACTTGAGAAACTCTTTTAATTTCTCTTCATCCCAATCAACTGCAACGCCCTTGCGCTTTAGGTTTAGATTACCAAGATAACCTTTATCAATTAGATTCATCTTTAATCATCTTCAATAAATCAGCAGTTGACCCAACAAACAAATTATTATTGGTGACCTGCTTTGGATCATCAACTTGTTGTTCTTCTTTTTTCAGTTCTTTCACTTGCTTTTGGATAGCAAGCAGGTCTTTGTTTGCATCAACTAGCGTCTTGGTCAGCTGACCCACAACTTCAAACGCTCGTGGGTGTTCGCTTGCCTTTGCAAGTTCAAGCAAAGAGTCAAGCGCATATGATCCCTTCTCAATTACTTGATACAAATTGCTTCGAGCATACTCATAATCAGTTTGAATATCTTTGGATTGGTCTTTGGATTTAGGAACTACAATCGGTGCTTTAGGATCATCAATTATCAAGTCACCTTCAATTCCCAAAATCTCATTCATATTATCAGTCAAATTTTTCATTAGTGATTATGCCTATTCACTCCATCAAAATAATCTTCTTTGTCAAATGCGTAATCCCAATTGCTGTTGGCATCAATTGAAGAATATGCCACGCTTGCCGCTGCGTTGGTTGTCGCAACACCGTTAGCATATTGTCCTGGAACAAGTGTGATCTTAACATCAGGACCAACTTCAGTGCCAATAGAATCGCCTGTCGCATTAATAGCAAAATCAAGAACGGTTCTCTTAATAACACCCTTGTTACTAACTGGACCGAACACATAACCTTTGATGGTGAAGTTGAAAGTATAAATGATTGCACGACGAGTTGCAAAATCATTTTCGTAAGTGTCTTCAATGCTCATGTCGTTGAGCACTGTTGGAATATCATAATAGTCGCCAATCTCAGGAATCAATTTAAGGCTGTGCGTCCACTCTGGTCTGAAGAATGGAATAATCTGCTCTACAACCTGCATTGCATCTTCGTTGTTGGCAAAGAACGCATACAGAGAGATATTGAAATCATATGGCACAGGAGTGTATTGTGCACGGACATAGTTTTCACTTGATCCAATGTTTGTGTTGCGATGCATCTTATTTAATGCACGGTTTGGATTGTATGCCATACTGGTAAGTTCAAATCCAATTCTTGGCAGCTGAATTGCAACTTCACGGTCTAGTCCTGGATCTGCGTTGATTCTTTCAAGCCACTTTTCTTTTGGACCATAGGCAATAGGAACACCAATCGTTTGGACTACATTGCCAGAACTGTCTGTGCGCACGACACGCATATCATTAAACATGCTACCAAACATGATAATATATTTGCGGATAACGCCATTATAGAAATATTGGGGCATCAGAGTTCACCAAAAGGATTTGATTGCGACCAATCAACAAAGTTTAATGTGCCGCTGGTTTGTTGCGTGAAGAATTCGTTGTTTGCTTGATTATCAGCATCTTCAACACGATATCCATCGTTCAGAATGGTGTCACCATCTTCAAACGCAAGATTATTGCCAGCCTCATCAAGCAGCTGATAGAAGCCCATATCACCAGAGTATGTGCTTTCAATTGTATCAATGGCAGCAATATCAGTATTAAGTTGTTCGTGACTGTATTCCCACAACTCAAGTGTGAGATCATAAGTCTGGAGCGAACCCATTTGATAGAACACCGCTTCGTGTTCTACAAACTTCACTTCGAAGATCTTACCATTGAGCGGGAAGTAAATAAGATCACCCTCTGCTGGACGACCAATGTCATCTGTTGTATTCGCATCTGCAATTTCTTCATGGAATCTGCGCTGAGAAACAGTCATAACCATCTGATCACGAATTTCTAGACCAAACTTGGAGAGGAAATCGCCATCACCGCTGAATCCATCAACAGACTTAATGTACATTTCAATTGTGTATGCATCTTCAAACTTCGACAAAACATCCTCACCAAAAAGATTGTCTTCTTTAACAATAGTTCTTGGCATGTAAAATACATCAATGCCATAGATCTTGATGGATTCAATTATGAGACTCTCGATGAGCCTTTGCTCCATCGAGTTCTCAAAATTATTAAAATAGAAGTTTGTCGTTGGCATAATAAAATCAGCCGATCATGTCAAACGAAGGTAGAGAGTATGTGTTGATCATCTCTTCTTCCAATCGTTTGATCTCTTCTTCTGCCTCATTGTAGATTTGTTCGCCATTGAATGTAACGCCACCTGGAAGTTGCATACCACTAAACTTCTTCAGATTTGTTCCCCACTGGCGTTTGATGAGTTGTGTTGCATACTTACGCAACCAACGATCACCCCAAACATCACTATATGTATCTGGCTCAACGGTGCGATAACATTTGATGATAATATACTCACCTGCAGTTACACGGAATTGCCAATCCATGTCAATGTAGAGTCGGTCAGTGTGTCTGTTGAAACGAAATGGTTGCTTACCAACAAACAATTCTTGCATCAAAGCAATACGCTCCATGCTCATGGTGTAGTTAGCAAAGGTGCTGTGTGCCCAATCGTAAATTTCGTTGAGTGTGATCTGATAGCGAAGATTGAACAGATTGTTGGTGTTCAGTCCTGCACCAATCGGGAAAATGTCTACAACACCAATGATAGACTCAGGCAGCGTGATGTATTCGTTAGTGATGTCGGATGCAGTGATCTGATACTTATAAAAGTCCTCATACGATCCATCATAGTGAAAATCACGATAGTATTCAAGCGCATCGTCAATACGGTCTTGCACTTGATCCTCGTCAACATTGATTTCGATTACTGGATGACCAAGTTCACGAAGGCAATACTTCTTAAACTCAGTTCTTGTAGTTGGAGTAGCCATAAAAAAATAGTCCCAGAGAGGTTATCTACTGGAACTATTTATAATGATTGGGATTGCCTTATTTAACTCTTGCCGAGATAGAAAGCACCTGCTGCAAGAATGGATGTCTTCAACCATTCAAAATGTACGAGAGCATTTTCTAGTCTGACGAATTCTGTTACAGTCTTGCTTGTATCAACAATGCCAAACAAATAAGAACCACCAACTTCCTGTGTGATCGGAACAATAATATCAAGACCAGTAAGACCACCGACCATTGCCCAAGCACCCAATGCAACCATTGAGAGAACAAAGATGCGACGAGTTAGTTTAGCAAACGGATCGTTGCCTACTCTATTCGCTGCTGCGTCTGCCGACTTGGATGCGGATTCTCTCTCCTGATTGGCGATGTCCGCTTTCTGCTGACGGTCTGCCATCATCATCTTCATTTGCTCGGCTTTCGCTTTCTGGGCGTTGTCGATGAATTTGAACACGCCGCCCATAAGTGCGCCACCACCCATGGTTATTAGTTCGACTGGAATCATGTTTCACCTCATTTTTCTTTTTATTGTAATGGTGTCTAACCGTATTTATAAAAAGAAGAAGTCCTGAAAGCACTGCGAGAAAAATTAACCAGTTTGGAACAGAGTCTACTGCTTTTTCTGTGCTGAATGTGGGTTTAGAATCAGGATTGATGATTGGAGCACCAACAATAGACTTGTCAGAGTCAGACTCAACGACAATCTCACCGTTCTTTTTGGTTACTCTGGTGGTGATTGTCGTTGGTTGTTCTTTATCTTTCTGTACTGCTTCGTGTGCTTCTGTTATGTCCAGAAGAGTTGTAATGGGTGTAAGCGCACTACACCCTGCGGTACTAACCAAAGCGAGTAATAGAAAAGAAATTCTGACATTCATTATTTATTTTCTTACAATATCCGTCTCAACGCACTCTTCACCGTACTGAATTTCAATAATCTTAAGATCTTCTGAACCAATATTAATTAGTTGATGCCAACGGCATTTGTCGACATGATATTGTTCATGCTTGCTGAGGTACATGGTGAAATTCTCACCATTGATCTGCGCCTCACCTTCTTCGATAAACCAATATTCGCTGCGTTTGTTATGGTATTGCATCGAAATGCCACTTCCAGGTTTAATGACAAGTCGTTTGACTTTAGATTGAGTTGATTCATAATAGGTCATTGAATCTCCCCAAACTCTGTGTTCTGTTGGGTGTTTCCATTCAGCAAGGATCCAACTAGAACTGTTCTTCTTGTTCTCACCGCCAATACCGAATCTAAATTCAACATCATCGAATATCATTTCTGGGATATTTTCTGCAGTTCTATCGCCACCATTAACAAAGATAATCTGATTGGATTTACCAAACTCATCACGAACTTGTCGAATGGCATCGATTGCAGTGTCGTCGCTATCATCAAATTCAATGCATTTCATAACACCCCTGATATTTTGCATGATCTCTTTGCGCTCTTCGATCGGCATAAACGCCTGACCTTTCTTACGAATTAGCCACGCATCGCTATTCACACCAACGATTACTCTGCCCTCTGCTTGGCATGCATTAATAACAGCAAGATGACCGCTATGCAGCGGATCAAATCCGCCAGTAAATAAGAATAGTTTATCGCTCATAAGAAGGCACTCCACTCACATTAAATGCTATTGATATTCTTTCTTTGTCATGGTTGTTTGGATGAACGCCATGGTTCAGATAAGATGGCCAAATAATAATCTCGCCCTCAACAGGAACAATATTAGTTAGTTCCCCTGTCATTTCATTTCTGGATTCTACAAATCTCACTCCTTCCCATAATGTATTTAATCCAGGATTTTGTAAAATCAGATTACCTGACCCTTCTGGTGCGTTCAAATAGAATATTCCCGAAAGAATTCCTTCGTGGTTGTGTAATATATTAGAAGAAGATTTTGTGTCGTTAAAATTTACCCAAGAACCAGAAATTCCAATATTGATGTTAAAAATATTTAATTGTTCGCAAACCTTTACACTTTGGTCTAATATGTAGTCATACAAGGGGGAAAGTGTTTGTTCTTGCATCAAATTAAATGGTGATTGATATCCTCCACCGATGTTTGACTTTTGTATTCCTTCGTTCTCATTTCTAAATTTGCGAACAGTATCTATAAACGATTGTTTGTGTGCGATAAAGTCTGGAAATTTACAATTCCAGATTGGCGTAACAAACGGATATCCTATTGTTAATTCATTATCCATAAGACTTCTCTTCAACCAATTCAGAATTGTATAATCTGTTGATCATGTATTTTATGTCTGCTCTCTGGTCATTTAATTTGTAGACTGAACGAGCAAGCTGAATGAAATCGTTATCAAACTCATTGTTGCGTTCTTTTTGTCGCAGTTTTTCTTCGACATCCCAAAGTTGTTCATTTGTTGACTTGAGTTTCATGTACAATTTTGTATCACATTCTGGTGCGATGTCAGAAAGCATTTGCAACTCTTTTGTTATGTTGTTCAGCTTCAGATCATCTTCAACTCTGACACTTTTGATCTCAAGGATAGAGATTTTATCAAACAGTTCTCCTATTGAAATGGGAATTTTAATCATAATTAAATACAGATTCTGATGTTTGCGTATATGTGTGTGAAGTTCTTTCGCCAAGATCTTCATCAATAATTGCTTTTATTTCTTCTAATGATTCTTTTGTCATTTCCATCATACCATCGTTCATTCTTGCAGCAAACATAGCATCTGGTTCAGCAAGTCTCCATGGAAAATATCTTGGTGTTCCGTTTCTGTATATTCTGAAATGGTCAGGATAACTAAAACATTTGTCTCCAGTCGCCCCCATCAATATCATCCCTGGTTTCCCAAATGCTCTTGCAATATGCTGACCAACAGAATCGCAACCAATAAAATAATCGCATTCTGAAATAAGACCCATTAATAATCTGAAGTATGGTAATGTTGGATGAGTGCCATCAAAAGAGATGGTGATGTTATCATCTGACCGTTTAAATTGTTCTTGGCTTGAATAGAGAACGACACTGTTTTTATGAAGATGATTGACAATCTCATAATAATCATGTTGTTCTATGCTTCTGCTTGTATCGTCATTCGGAATATTGTCTATCAACTCCACTCCAGACCCAAACGGCTGCGTGACAACGCAATGTTTTTTATTCTTGTCTTTCTTTAGATTATTTACAAATTGCTTTGCTTGCTTTTTTTCATATCGTGAAAGATAAAGATAGCCTTCTTGTTTTAGATCAGAATGATCGCATGTGTTATTGATTGCATAATCCCATGCTTCGATCAGATTGATTTGTTCATTATAAAACTCATACGCATGATAGGGTTCAGGCATGACAGTTCTGTTATTCTTGAACACGGTTTCGAACAATCCTTTTTGCACAGCATTAAATACTCGGTCTTGAAGAATTGGATGGCTCCAGAACAACATATCCCATCCATGAACAACGATTCTAAAATCATCCTCTGGATTCAATCTGTGGTACTTCTCAAACGCAGGGATTGAGCAAACCGCTCTGCCAGCACCACCAGTAACAATAAATGTTGTGTTCATAATAACTCAATAATCTTTTTATAGTCTACACCAGGATAAATTGGAACGCTTACCTGCCTTGACGATATTTGTTCTGTAACTGGCAGATAACATGGTTGCTGATATCCCTTTGTTTTATGCACAGGGGTTTCATAATGCATTCTCAGCTCAAGTTTGTTTTTGCGTTCTTCAATAAACTTTTCTCTATTATCTATAAGAATTGGGTAAATGTGATATGAATGCTCAACACCTTCTCTCACAGAAACATCGTGAAAATGTTTATTGTATTCGCCAGCAATTTCCTGCTTCTTCTTTAAGATCTCTGGAAAGTATTTCAATTTTACTTTAAGAATTTCTGCTTGAAGCACATCCATTCTGAAGTTAAATCCTATGCAGCCTTCGCCATAAGAATGCATCTTAAACATTTTATTATACAATGCTTCATCGTTACAGACAACAGCCCCAGCATCGCCGCACGCACCCAATCCTTTTCCAGGATAGAAACTAAAGCAACCAACATCACCGAATGTGCCAACATGTTTTCCGTCTAGTTTGCTGCCATGCGCTTGAGCGCAGTCTTCAATGACATAAAGACTATGTTCTTTTGCAATCTTCATGATCTCTTTCATCGGAGCAACATTACCATACAGATGCACTGGCAAAATACACTTTGTTCTTTTGGTGATTGCTTCTTCGATCTTTGAAGCGTCCATTGTGAATGTATCATCAATGTCAACATAAACTGGAGTTGCTCCAGCGTGTATGATGGCAGCAGCAGTCGCTTTGAATGTATGAGCAACGGTTATGTCCTCATCACCACGACCAATTCCGAGAGCGGCTAGAGCAAGCTGCAGAGAGGATGTTCCAGAGTTGGTTCCAATACAATACTGCGCACCAACATACTCAGCGAATAATGGTTCGAAACTGTTGGTGGTTGAAATATAATTCCCACTTGAGATTACAGATGCTGCAGCATCTTGCATCTCTTGCAGGTATTCTGATTGTACCGCATTCAGATCATAATATGGAATTACCACATCGGCAACCCTTCCATTGCTGTGTTGAGAATATCGATTCTGCTCCTACGAACTTCATTAAATTCTTCTTGATAGAATGGATTATATGTTTCGCCAGTCAATTTGTCGAAGTCATATTGTACACGATACCCAACACGATTTGGTGCACTATCATGGACAGAACGATTATGCAGAGTGATACTATTATCAAACAAAAGAATATCTTTGTCACTTTCATACCAGTGATCGTATGTATATTCTGGCGTGATCATTTCTTTGCGAATCTTAGCAAACAACTTATCGCTATCTTCTTTACTCATACCAACAATACGATCAAAGGTATTGATACCAAAATGAACACCCTTGACGCCACCTGGACTCTTAATGATAAGAGGAACCAGCATGTCCTTTTCTGGTGAGAAGTTGTTCTGATAGAACTTTTCTTGACTCTCAATTACGATCGGGCTGACTGAATTTGGTTTGTAGTTGTGCACCACAATCATTTCATCAAGTTCGCTGCGGAACGCTTCAGTTTGTTTTTCATACCAGTCAGGACTTGTGCAGAAACCAGTTGCAGTTCCCTTCATGCATTCCCATCCCATAAGACCGACGCCTGGAGTAAATGCAGTATCACCACATTCATTACTGTGCCAAAGCAATTCACCATCGGCAAATGCACCAAGAGATTCGCCTCTTGAATTTTTCTTTGGAGTCACACGAATCATTCCAGGACGCTTCTTATCTGGTTGCCAACGGCGACCATTATCGAAGGTGTTTTGATCTTCTTCATCCAACTCTTTATTCAACACCAATTCTTTTAATGGCTTACCATATTTGTTATAGAAAGCAATTGGTCGGTTCCATCGAGCTGGTCCCCACTTCATCAACAAGTCATAATATTTTTCATGTGACAAATCGTTGCCACGAATTACAGTCACAAGACTTTCTAGATGAATTTTGCCGATCTCGTTCCACTCATCATCAGAAATGGTGTTGAGGTCAACATCATCGATATATGTGCCAAACCTTCCAAGACCATCAATTTTGCTAACTTTCATTTAGAGACCTCTATTCTACATAATTTAATGTTTTCAAGTAATTTGATAAAAAGATAACCAAAGTCAACCTCGTACCACTTTTGCTTATAATTTAACCTATTGGCAAATTTATGATGATTGTTGTGCAACTCTTCTCCCACCAGCAGCAATCCAATAGGAAAAATATTTCTGCTTTTATCTTTCAAGTTGAAATTTCTGTATCCAACAATATGTACAAGTCCTTGCCCAACAGTGTAGGTGTATAACATTGCCGCAAACAAAGACAAGATAAAAACAATCATTCCTTCTATTATACCGAAAAAAAACATATTGGACAACAGAAATAATATTTGCCCAATATGTGGATATCGGTACATAAACGAGGATGCATATCTTTCATATTGTTTTGGTATGTTTTCTGTATCGTATTTTGACAGAGGCGAAAAAACCATCCCTTTGATGATTGAGATGAATTTTTTGCTTGGCCAGAATAAAAGAAGATTAGCCATCCCTTTGGTCCATGGGCTGTGTGGATCTTTTTCTGTATCAGAAAACATGTGGTGTTCTTTGTGGCGCATCAAAACTCTGACTTCTGGGATTGTGTGCAACACCCATAAAATAAACTCAAACCATCTAGCTACTAATGGATGAAATGTCACATAATTGTGACACAAAGATCGATGAATGTAGATTCCGTAGGCAAACATTGTTGCCCAAGCATACAGAAAACCGAATAAAAAAACAATTTCCATCTTATAAAGTATAATGTCTGGCTGACTCTTTGTCAATAAATTTAATTATATGACCAATTTCCTCTTTTGGCAAGTGTTCGGGTAACATTTTTTTCCAGGAATCAAAGGTCATTTGTTTTTCCAAAAGAATCTTGTATAGATGTATTAGAACCTTTATTTGTTTTGTTGTAAATCCGTTTCGTTTCAATCCAACTAAATTTACACCTCTCATCTTACCGTGTTCAATCATTGAATATGGCAACACATCTCTAGCGACAAAACTGTTACCACCTAAAATGCTAATTCTACCAATTCTAACTTGTTGATGAATTTTTGCACCTATTCCAAAAAAAGCACCTTCTTCTACAATACACTCTCCAACTGTCCCAGCGTTTACTGAAAATGTGCAGTTGTTTCCAATTTTAGTATCATGCGCAATTCCACTATGAGTCATAAAGAAGCAGTTGTCTCCAATTTGTGTCCCACCATTTTTTGACCCAGAGTCAATCATAACATAGTTAGATAATCTACAATTTTTGCCGATTACTAGCGTTGTTTTTTCTCCAGAGTAATTTGGATCTTGTGGCATTCCACCCAGATGACAAAATGGACCAATTTTTGTTCCATCTCCAATCGTGGTATTGCCTTCGATGACAGTATACGGACCAACTTCTACATTGCATCCTAAAACAACGCTGTCTTCAATTATAGATGTAGAGTGAATTTTTTTTGTCTTCAAGGTATGTCTCACACAAATCAATTATCATTTTATCTGCCGTTGAATGGTCTTCAACATTATTTTCTATCCAAAATAACTTTTCGGCAAGTTCTTTTTCATCATCTCCACCAAGTAGTTCTACACCAAAACTTTCACCCCAAAAACTCCATATGGTTTGTGGTACACCTGGTGCACGAAGCCATTTTTCTGCATATGCCAATTTATCTTTTGTTCTATTAAACAACATGTCAATGATAGTGGATGGCATATCCTCAAATGGATAAAATCCTCTTTGCGAAACTTTGTTTAGAAATGTGATTGCTTTTATGTCTCTCCCCCTTCTTGTATACTCTTGGAACGGAAGCCTCGAACCAATGGGAAAGCAAGAATGTGGGGAAAACAAATTTCTCTCTTTACACTTTTTCTGATTTTGCCTTTCCGAATTCTCAAATGTTTCCATTAGAGAAATGAAGTTTTTAATGGAATAGACCCCAGGCTCATTGAATCTTTGTGTTGGGATATCGAATCCATCTCTCAAAACATAGTAATTATCGCAAACATCTAGTGCAGCATCAATTCCAATATATTTTTCTGTTATTGGGAAAAAAGCTGGAACTATATTATACATTTTTTTTGGATTTTCGAATAGAAAATTAATGTCGTTGATTAACTCTGTTTCGTTCACCTTTCTCACTATTTGAATATCATCGAACATAAACAATACATGTTCATATTCATGCTGTTGGGCATGATGAACACAATAATTTAAGTTGGCGTATAATCCCCCCCGATCGCCGCAAACACTACTATTTGGAAAAATAAAATTGTACATTGTTGTGTTTTGTTGTATAAATTCCAACATATCAGCATCATCACTTCCGTCATCAACAATGTAGATTGTGCTGTATGGATAAAATTTCTCAACAGAATTGATTGCATTTTTTAGATACTGCAAACGGTTGTAAGAAAAGATATAGACTGGGATTTTCATCATTTAATATAATTGCCATCAGTATAATCTTTGAACAGATCAAATTCTCCGTTTAAATTTGCATACTTTGAGTATTCTTCAATACTCTTTTTCATCATATTTTCTTTAGTTCCAAGCAAAACTTCTTTTCCCCACATTCCAGTGAGCAAATGTTTGGTTCTATATTCGGGATTATACGATAGCCCATGGTTATTGAATAACTTTCCTGGAAGAATATTTTTTCCCCCTAGATTATATTTTTCCATTTTCTGAGAAACATAATTTGGACCAGCAGTGATTCCGATCAAGTGTGATGTGACATTATCGCCCATTCTTTTTTTGTTGAATTTCGGTTTCACCTTGGCATTGTAATTTGGTTCGCATTCATTGATCAATCTAGAAACAAATTCATTATTCTTTGTTGAGCACATCAAACAATTCTCTACCTGTAATTCGCCATTCATCCATTTTTCGCCGTATGGTGCCTGAACAATATGAAAATCTTGTGTTAATTCACCATAAAAGTTCTTATAACAAAAGACATCCATGTCTACATAGATTCCACCATACTTATGCAATATGCAAAATCTTGCAAAATCAATTTTCATGATGTGCACAGGAAAAGAAGAGTAGAATTTCCAGTATTCTGGATAGTGCTCTCTTACCAAAGAATCTATATCTTCCTCATCATTCCATAGCTTATGCTCAAATTCTGGAAATTGTTGTTTCCAAGAAGGATAGCATTGTTCCCAGATTGGATGCCAGCTTTCTTTGTCTTTTGGTGCAATATGATGAATAATCTTAGGAATTTTGTTGTTCATTCCATGCTTCTTCTGGAATAGCAATAATAGACATCACAACGCAGATTGTTTCTTCATCATGGTTGTTTGGTTCAATTCCATAAGAAAGATAAGAAGGAAATACAAATAGCTGACCTTCTGCTGGTTGGATGTGCATCTTTTCGCTGTTAAATTTGTTCTTGTATTCAATCAGCGCATTTCCTTGCCAGGAGGTATTGGTTCCAGGATTAGAGATAAACAACTTTCCGCTTTCTGGTGGCGCTTTCAAAAACACCAATCCTGTAAATGTATCTCTTTGTGTTGTATTGAACAAAACAGCAGATTTAGATTTTGCGATATTTACCCATGCACTTGAGATAAAGCAGCGAGAGGGAACAAACGAAAGATCGATTGTTGCTTTTTCTGCTGTTTGGATTGCATAGTCAAAAAGAGGAAACAACGGCTCTTGATGTTGCAGAATATTTCTTGGAGACTGGTATCCATTGTGAAAAAACTTTTGTTCTGGATTTGGATTATTTGTTTCTGCAGTTTTTACACAGTCAATAAAATTTTGTTGGTGTTCAGAAAAATCTGAATGCGTTGATTCCCAAATTGGAGTGGTGAATGCAGATATAATGTTCATAATATAGATTCCTTATAATATAACTTTGCTAATTTTACGATCAAATTTTAACTTGGGGTTTGTTTTCACAAATTTATTTTTTTGGTTGAAAGTGTTTGCGTGTTTAATCAACCCAAAATAGCTATTTATTGAAGATCTAAGTTTTAGATATTTTGACTACCAATTCAATTATTTCGTTTCTTAATTTGTCACCGAGAGAATATTTAAAATCTCTGGGAAAATGCTTAACAACATTTGTAGTCAATTTAAGCAATTCATATGTTACTTTATATAGAGGCAGTGTTGTGTAGAGTGCCATATTTTAAATAGAAAAATAGTTAAATGGGTGATCGCCTGATAGGACGACCACAGTAGATGCCGAGACACTTGGCGACGTCGGAGAGCAAGTTACCGTTGCTGAAGATGATACCATATGCGAACAGCGCATTCTGCTCAGTCGAAGCCCAATGGAGGCAGCCAGAATAGCCTTGACTTCCACATGATTTGTTAGTATATTGTTGCTGAAGTTCGCACGTCGCCCCAATATACCAATCTGAAAACCCTGCCGTTGTTAAGCTGCCAACATAATTGAATAATGGATGTGTTGCGTTCTTTTGTGCATAGGTGTTGCTATACCCATTTGTAGTTGATGTTGTTCCACTAGAAAGTGATTGTGTGGTTTTCCATTTACATCCCGATGCAGTCACTATCGAAGCAAACAAATAATATCCAGATTGTGTTCCTGTGTAATATCCCCCATGATCAGCATAATATGTGCCAAGTGTTGTTGGCGTCACAGGTCCGGAACTTTTTCCATAGAAATCCGACATGCGAATGCAACCAGACGCTTTTTCTGCTAGAGAACGAACATCTGCTCTGTTCATATTAATTGATGCTGTTGCAGAACATCCAAGTTCTAGATTAACACTTCTCCCAGTGGTTGCTCCACCAAGTGACATTGCTCCAGAAGCGCAAAGTGCCATTGTTATTCTCCCATTACTGAGTTATACAATGTTTTTAGTTCTTCCACCGTAGTGCATGCATCAATTTGTTGAACATATGCATATTCTTCGTCATAATATTCCTGCATCTTAGAATCAATAAAATTTGCAATCGCAACCAAATCTTCTTTACTTGCAACAATCCAAGAATTCACCAGCTTCCATTTCACAGTGTCAGAATCTGACATTGAATTTGCTTTGTTCAATGCTAACAAATAAGTTCCAGAATCAGTATAAGTTGAAACGGTTTCGCCATTCAATTCCATTTCTGTTCCAGCAAACATCTTTCTGTTTCTTTCTTGCTGTGCAATTTCTTTAAACGAGGTTTTTATTTCGTCAACCGTTTTATCAGAAAGAAAATAAGTTCCGACAGCACGACCAGTATCTGTCACCCAAGACAAATTTGATTTGGTTTGATACTTTTCATCATATTCTGGTTGTGCAGAATACCCTACACGATAGATCTTTGCACGATCGTTTAACACAAGTGGTTCGTCTACAGGAAATAATCCCTTTCTGAACACAGTCATATCGTCTGGAACAGAAACATCTTCAATCCCTCTTTCAACCAAACCTTTATTGATTTTAAATGAGTCCCAAAGCAATGGTCCCCAAATTTTATCAAGATCGTTTGGTTGGTCATCAATTACAACCAGATATTCTTCTGTTCCATCAACCTGAATTGGGTATTCCCATGGTGGATTCTTTTCCACAATGGATGGTGTTTTATTGGATTGCAATCTTTGATTAACTAATGCAACAAGATCATCATAATCTCTATTGGCTTTGATCCAACCAACAATAGTTTCTTCGGTCAAATCGTCATATGCAATGTAACCATCCGCTGAAGGAGCAGAGAGTTCAGTCACCTCATATGAATCACCATAATGCTGCCCATCAGTTGCCTGAAAACGCCAGTTGATTTTCTTAACAACATTGCTAAGACCATCTTCGCTGGGAGCAGTGTAGAGAGAAAGGATTTCCCATTTGTATTCGATTGCCATATCTTTTCCTTTGATTGGAGGAATTATTTTCTTCTATTTATAATATTTATCCACCAATGTCTCCAGGATAACGAGAACTCCACATGGTCAAACTGTATTTTACACCAGACAACAACTCATTACATTCGTGTCCATGAGTCACTTGTCCAGGAAACAGAACCGCTCTACCAACAGCGATGTCGGAATTGCTTACATTCTGTCTGCGGAATACAAGGTTTGCACCATCATAGTCATCATTGAGTTTTACAGATCCTGTGACTAAACTTGCGTCATGGTGATAGGGTAAACAAGTTTGAGTGTCAACTGAATATCTCATTACAAATGCATCTCTCATACCGTACATCTCAATTGGATGCCAATACTCTTCAATGATTGGATATAGATGTTTCTGCCAGTGCTTTTCTAATTCTTCCCAAAGACCCAATGCTTTCATTCGAATCTCATATGCTGGGAACTTGTCATATTGCAGACTTTGCCAATTACCATGCTTATCTGCAATATTTATAAGGTCTTCACACTGGCTCTGTGTCATGAAATCAACAACCAGCATATCTTTGTCGATGATGTCAAACTTGCCATGAGTTGGAATGTATAGTGTTGGGAACTTAGGGTAGAACATGCGATATAGGGCATCGAACTTCCTCTTCGCCTCCTCTCCACCGTTTCCGTGATAGATACATCCAAAGGTATTCGTTACAGGATTGAACAGCTGAGTGCCGTTTCTCGACACCTGTGGCTCGTGAGTGATGAAGATATATCCTTCGTAGTCCAACTTGATGTCAAACTTACCGCTAAGAAACTGTTTGTGGCAATAATATTGATCATCACCTCTTGCATCAATCTCATCAGCAAAAATCTTTCTCAACTCGTCAACTCTGCCGATATATGTTCCACTGTTCAGATACCGATATGGTGTTTCTGATTCTGGAAATTCTGGCGCAAGACTTTCATCTGGCCAACAGTATCTTTCTGCAGAGAATAGAACTTTGGTTTGGAATCCAAGATAGCGTTCTGTGATTGTTTTCAAATCATCTGCAAAAAATACATCATAGGCATCAGTGAACAACACCACATCATGATCTGGTAGCGTCTTCAAATATTCTTGCATAAGATTCAGTTTCATTCCACCACCAGTTCCCGACATGTCTTGAAACCAGTCTACATTGCGACCAAGATTCTTTGGATAGATCTTCTTGAGCATTGCGCTGTCCATTAATGACACACATCTCTTACGATCTGTTCCAACAGTAATCGGATGCACTTTAAAATCAACGAACCAATCCTCTTCTGAGACTGGTTCCACATCCGTGCCAGACTGATCCCTTGCAGATTGACTTGCTGCATCAGTCTTGAGCGCAATCATCTTCAGTGCAGATTTCATCACTGCAACATAATCATCAACAGGAATAATGTTCTTTAGAATTGGAGTAGAAAGCAGAATCTTTGCCGCAGCAGGCGTAACAATATACGCATGCAGATTGTATGCATATCCTGGCTCTATAAGATTGCCAGTAATATTTATTGCTTTGTCTGGTTCGTTCTCGCTGTGAGCAAGATAAACGAAGTTGAATGTGTCTGCAAGCGAGGTGTAAAAACCTTCATCAAACAATTCTTGATTGACAATGGCATCATCTTCAAACACCATGATTGGCTCGTTGATCTGCATACAATACTGCCATGCCGTAGCATGAGAGATAAAGCAACCAATCTCACCTCTTGTGATCTTGCGATTCTTATATGGATCACGCCACAAGCGATTGGTGTCCATACCTTTCTTGAGAAGTTTCTCGTGTGTTAGATCACTAGCATCAAATGCTTCCAACCACTGCACATCGGACAAGAATGAATTCTTTTCAAGGAACTGCTTCTTACGATCTTCACGCCTTTTCAGGTTTATAACAATCTTTTTCATCTAAATTTTGGTCCTTGAATCCATGTTACAAGAGATTTTCTCACGCCACTGGTCACTGGTGTCACACGGTGTCGAATGAACGAAGGAAAACAGATAATGCTTCCTTTGGTTCTAAGTTGATTGGGATCTGGTTGACGATACTGTGCGTCAAGTTCGAAGACACCACCCTCATAATCATTTGGATCACTGAGTTGAATTACGACACTGATCTTTCTATCATATGTAGTTGGATTGCCCCAGAAGGTATCATGGTGCCACTCGTAATGGTCATTGTTCGATCCATAGTAAGTAGTATATTGTATTTCGTCAATATAGTCAACAGTGAAACCAAAGGAATAACGATTTGCTTCCTGTCCATAGTACCAGAGCAGATCAGCAATAAACTTGCTGTTGGGATCTCGTTTGTTAATCCATCGCAATTCGGAACTTCGATAACCATCGTTGTTCACATCACCATCAAACCCAAGATTTGCGGAGACTGGATTGTAATACTCGCATTCTGTTACGATCTTATCAATCGTATCACCATCCAGTTCTCCACACCACATTTGCCAAATATTGTCATTCATAATATAGTTTTACACCTTACCCCAGTTTTTTCTTAATCCCCTCAATTTCAAGCTGCTGTGCCTTCATTGCTTCAATTAAGAATGCGACCAACTTATCATAATACACTGTTAAGTACTGTTCGTCAATAGGCGCAGGAGCAACTGCTTCAGGAAGAATTCTTTCGATTTCCTGTGCGTTCACACCAATCTGGCGTTTCTCAGTATCGTATCCAAGTGATGCTGCAGTTTCGTTGCCATAGAAGTAATACCCACCAATGCTCATCAACTTCTCAATTGGATTGTCGATGTTGCTAACAAAGTTCTTGAGTCGTTCGTCAGAATAGTATGCAGTGATGTTATTCGTTGCACGAATTTCGCCAGCAGTACCAGAAGCTGCGGTATTTACGCCAAGCGAGTTGACCTGTGCGTTAGAACCTGTCGTGAAACCACCAGCTGCACCCTTCTGACCCTTGGCACCTGCTGGACCTGTTGGACCAGTGGAACCTGTTGCACCCTTAGCACCTGCAGGACCAGTTGGACCAGTGGAACCTGTTGCACCCTTAGCACCTGCTGGACCAGTTGGACCAGTTGGACCAGTTGGACCAGTGGAACCTGTTGCACCCTTTTGACCCTTAGCACCCGCAGGACCTGTCGGACCAGCGCCGCCAGTTGGACCAGTTGGACCAGTGGA